CTTTCGCCCCGCCGGATGCCAGTGAGTCAACCACCGCGCTGCGGTGAGCGTTGATAGCATTTATCAACACTTGAAAGACAGTCTTCGCCATTAGCGAACTCCAGACGGTTTACGGATCGTCGCCACCGTCTTCAAAGTCTCTAACTGCAACTTCTCACGATCGATCGCAGCGTCCTGCTTATCCTTCATCGCCTTCCTCTGGACTTCCTGCTGCTTCACCTGAAGCTCGGCTTGCTGGAGCTGGAAGAGCGGATCCTGTTGCACTTGTTGCGCTTGCTGTTGAGCCGCTTGAGCCTGATGCATCTGTGTCAGCTGCTTCGCAGCATCCGCCACCACGCGAGAGAGCTGGAGCTCAATCTCTTCCGACAACTCTTCATCCGGAGCCATCAGCGGTACGCCTAGACGCTCTTCGATCTGCTTCCGATAAGCAAAGCCCAAGTGCTCTGCGATGTGCGCCTGAAGCGAAGCCATAATCTGCTGCGCCATCGGGTTCTGCCCAATCGCAGCACCAATCATCGGATCCTGAATAAACGCCTGATGCGCCATCATATGCGCGTCGTGGTCCTGATAAATGAACGCCTTCATGGGCTTGCCCATCAGAGCACCCATGTTCTCACTGATCGGATCCCGAGGCTTCTGATCATCAGGCAGCGGCACGAGCTTGTCCGCATTCTTGATCCCCAATACCTCGATCATCTGTCGATGCAAATACGGCAAGTCATAGATCTGCGGAGCGTTCTGCGCCATCTGGAACGCCGCTTGGTACTGCACCACCCGTTGAGCCATCGTGGATGAGTTCGGATCGCTGACCGGTATCACTTCAACCAGCGCGTAGTCCTCTGAACGAGCCCGACGATCCACCCCCTCGGGGATATAGTCATACGGCTCGTCGGCATACTCGGCAATCAACGCTTTCAGGAGTTTGAACTCCTGCTTCATCGCAAAGTGAACCCGAGCCTGAACCGCCGCCATGGGCTTGAGAGTGCGCTCAAGGAGCGCCAAGGTCGTTCCAACCGGTGCATTCGCACTCATGTCGGAGATGTTCATATCGCTGATCGCACCAAGGCGACGACCGTCGTTCGTGATCTTATCCAAGAGACCCACCAACACCTGACTCGGCTCCTTGTACGGAAGCATCATGATGTTGTCTTTAATCGCCCCACTCGGGATGTCTACATCCCTAAACTCACCCGGCTGGATCGGCGTATCATCACCCTTCACTCGCAAACCGCGAGCCTTCAAACCTCCCGGCAAGTTCGCAAGCGTCCCCGCATCCACGAGCTGACGGATCAGCGAAGTCCCGGCACGGGCGTACCCCCCGATGATGTGAATCAAGCCAAGCCCGTAGAACCCGAACCCCGGGACGTAGACGTAGTGAACGAAGTGTTGCCGAGGCCGATGAAGCTCGTCGGTGGGATCCCAGTTCCTGCGAATCGCAAGAACCGTATTCGTCCCCTTATCGATCGTCACCACATACGGCTTCGCAAGCCCGTCCTCATCATCAAACCTGTCGAACTTCAGATCCGCATGGATCTCACAGACCGCATACCGATCGTCTGAGTTGAGTGTATATCCACCTTCCTCCGCTTTCTTCTTCTCAATGTCCGTATAGAACGCTACCGGCTCTCCAAGGTCGATTTCACGGTAGAACCTACCCGCTTGCAGGTGCTCAATATCGTTCTTCGTTTTCCGCATCACATGCGTCACGCGCTCAGCCATCTCGATATGAGACGTCCCATACGGCACGATGACATCTTCTGCAGGGATGAAAACCGACACCTGTCTACCTAGTCTCGGGTCGTAATACACCTTCTTAAACGACGACCCTGCGAGCCCCAACGCATACAGCAGGCGCTCATGCTCACTGCGATACTCCACCATCCGCTCAGTCAGCTGGTAGTTCATATCTGCACGAACCCGATCCGCTGCCTTCGCCTTCTCAGGGGTCATCTCACCCAAGATCTTCGTCTTCACAGGACCCGCAGCAGGGAACGTCTCGCTCATCGTCTCCGCTTGGAACCGAATCACGGCTTCCGCCAACACGGTGCTATAGACCCCGCAAGCGTCCTCCCACGGATCCGTACGCTCCTCATACCGGAACCCAAGCACCTCCAGTCCCTTCACGTACGTATCCGCCCAGTCCTTCCGAGACGTGATGTCCGCATCTACAAGCCCCATGAGCTCAGACGCCAACGACGCCAGCTCACCCTCATCCATATATTCCGCAAGGTTCGAATCAAAACTCGCCTCTGACTCTGCTTCCTCCGGCACCAGTGTGATCTCTACACTGCCATCCGATAGCGTTACAACCTTCGGATCAACGATGTCGATCTCCAACGCAGGCGCTTGAGCCTCATCCTCTGACATCGCCAGGATGCCCGCTGGAGCCGCATACAGACCTTTATCGATCATGCTGGTAGCCATATCCAATCCTTATCAGTAGTACCCACCCCGACGTGGGATGTAGTCATCGTCCTCGACATTATCTGAGTTCAACCGCAGCAGCCCGCCCTTCCTGATCCTAATCAGTGCCAACGTGCATGCGTCGACGTCATCGTCGTGCTCTCCCGCAGGAAACGCCAGCAGCTCATCAACGACCTCGGAGGCCCACCACGTCTCAGGGAACCACACCTGTCCGCTCGTGAACATATCACTTATCGCATTCACACGAGCGATCTTGTCCTGCCCCTTCCCCGGACTGAACTCCTGCACATAGATCCCAGAGCGCCGCATCTCATCAACCAAGGGCTGTCCCGACGCTTTCGTCTCTATGATCACCGTATCCGGTGTCCAATCCTTCACCTGCTGCAAGGCTGTGCGCTTCAACTCCGGGAACTCATACTTCCCCTTCACCCGGTTCAGCAGGATCACGCTGTCAACCCCATCCTCATCCTTCCAAACCCCCCACGTCTGGCACACCGAGTAGTCCGACCGCTCCTTCGTCGTCAGTGCCGTGTCCCAAGCCTGCACCGTGTAGTCCACAGCAGGAGGGCTCTCTTTTGTCCACCATCGGATGTGGTCGCGCTTAATGATTGCAGCTTCTTGCGCAGTCGGCGTCTGCTGATATTGTGCGTTCCACTGCCACGCAGGCATGGATGCCTTCGTTCTAAGCAGCGATTCAAGCGACCATTGCTCCGGCCACAGCGATTTCTGCAGCACAGAGGGGGCTTCTGGGTTGTATTCGGAGCTATCGGGGTCTGCTAACGGGTTCGGACTCTCCAAAATAGCTGGAAATTCAAAAATCTCGTACTGATCCGCCTCTGGATTGAGTATTGCGTCCTTCGTTAGACGCCCGATCAGGTCTCGCTGGTGCCAACGAGTATGCAAAATCGCAATTTTTCCCTCTGGCATCAAACGAGTCCGCAAACCAGCACGGAACCACTCATAAACGACGTCTAAAGACGACGTATTCCCAACCTTCAGGTCCTGTTCAGAGAGCGGATCGTCCACAACCGCAAGGTGCGCACCCCGTCCAGCAAGGGCACCCCCTACACCAGCAGCAAACACCTCCCCTCCCTTGGTCGTATTCCACTTCCCAGCCGCTTTTGCATCCGCAGAGATCCGCACATTCGGAAAAATCTCCTGATACAGGTCGCTTTGCATCAGATTTCGCACTTTCCGAGCCAAATCAACGGCCAAATCCGCCGTATGTGAGGCCACAATCAGCTTGTGATCGGGGTGTTTTCCAAGGTACCAAGCCGGATAATAGATCGAAATCATCTGCGATTTGCCAAACCGAGGCGGCATCGACACTGCAATCCGATCCTTCTCCCCCGATTCAATCTGCATCAGCAGCCCACCCAACCGCTTCAGGTGCGTTCCAAACTTATATTGGGGGTCTACCGCAGCAATAAACGCCAAAAAGTCCTGCTGAGCCATCGCAAGCCTCTTACGCTTGTCGATCTCATCCAATAACGCAAGCGTATCCAGCATGTCCTTTGCAGACATGCTTTTCAATGAGCCCAACAGGCGTTCGTATTCAGCTTTGGTTAGTGTTCCCATCATCCTGCACAGGCGTAGCAGTTTCTGCCAGCACCTCTTCAAAGGTCGGAATCGGCTCAGGGTTGGAAATCTCG